TAAAGCTACCATACTTTTTTTAGTCATGTCCGCAGCTGATCCTTGTATTAATTTGTTTAATGCTTTGTATGTAAAAGCACGCCTTAAAGGCTCATCATATTCTTTTCTAGCTAACTCTAAAGGTAAAGGTTTAAAGACACCAAATTGTACGGGCTGCCATAAATCAAAATGACACGCACGTCCTAATAGCGTTCTTATTTTACCCCTATCGTTTGCTTTTCTAGATACATTGTCCATCAATTGTTTTACGAATGGTGCTTTAGTGTGGTATTGTTTAATTAATTTTTCTGCTGAGTCTTTCATTAAACCTAACTCTGACATTAATTTATTTTTACCCATTCCATACATTAAACCTAAATTAATGGTCTTAGCTTGCTTTCGTTCTATCCCTGCCATGTCGGCCACGACCTGGTGGAAATCCGCGTCTCCGTCGTTGTATGCGTCTACAATTCCATCAACTCCATCTAAATTCTGCAATTTTGCATAATGCACTAAAATTCTAGGTTCCTGTTGAGAGTAATCAAATGATCCCCAAGTGTGTTTTTCTTCAGGTATAAAAATAGATCTTATCATTGGACCAAGTTCAGGATGTCTTGCTGGAATCTGTTGTAGGTTTGGATTGCTCATTGAGAATCTTCCAGTTACCGTACCGCCTTGATCTGATCGTATTTGATTTATGTCTGCATGTATTCTTCCATTGTGTGCATGTTTAGTTATAGAATCTATAAAGGTTCCATGAGCTTTGTTTAGTTCTCTTGCTTCAGCAATGGCTTTGGGTAATTCATGTGGATGGTTTTGTAAAAAGTTTTTTGTAAAGCTAGGTTCATTACTTTTTTCTGTTCTATCATAAGGAAGTTTTAATTTTTCAAATGCTTTTGCAATTGATCTAGCTGCACTAATTTCTACATGAAAGCCTACCAAAGCTTTAATATCATTAAGAATTTTATTTTCTCTCTTAATTAAATTTTGTTTTATTTGTGCTGCCTTTTCTAAGTCTACTCTTACTCCTTTAAATCTCATGTCCACCAGGCAAGGAAATAATTTTATTTCAAGATTAAAAATATCCCATAGTTCCTGGGTATACATTTCATGTTCTAATCTTTGCCAAAGTTTTAATGTTGCTTCAGCATCACGTTCTGCATATTGACCTACAAACATTGCAGGTAATCTCCAGATATCTTTTTTAGGATCTAATCCGTACTCTTTAGCTGCATCATTTAATATCTTTTCATCCTTACCAATACCCACATAGTGTCTGGCTAAAGGATTTAATTGATAGGTTAATCTATTTTCATCAATTAAAGATGCTGCAATCATAGTATCAACTATCTTACCTTTAATTATTAAACCTTCTGATCTCAACCAACAGACATCATACATCGCATTATGAAAAATAAATGTCGTATCTACTTGATTAAAAATATCTTGAAGCCATCCGTAAACTAACTTTTTATCCATGTTACCACCTGATTCATGGCTAATAGGATAATAACCTGACCATCCCTCTGTAGCTAAAGCTACACCAGCAATGTGACCATTCTTTATAACATTACCTGATCCTAATTCTTTTAAATTAGGATCATTAGTTTCTAAATCAACGGCTATTTGTTTTACACCTTTCAGATTTTTTAATTCTTCCGGCATTACCCATTCAGTATCCGGAGTGAACAAAGGAATCTGAGTATTCCTCACGAGTAATCCCTTTCCAAAATCATTTCTAAATAGTGTATTGCCTTCTTCACATCTTCCTCTTTTCCTTTTATCGCATGGCGACAAATGTACTTTATAGCATTTCCCTCAGCAAACAAGAGTTTATTTTCATTAATAAACTCAGCTGGCTGAATGGACATATTTCGATAGTGTTTTCCACCGACTTGTTCTTCTAAGGATTTATAAGTTGTTCCTTTAAACATATCTTTGTTTGTCATAGTATATAAGCTCGATCAAAATTTTTAGGATCTAACACGTGCAATTCACGCTTCGCTCTCGTCGCTCCAGTATAAAATAATCTATGTAATTCATCCGGGTCATGACTAAAAGTTTCTAACGCTGCGTTGGTTAAATCCTGTAACAATAAAACTTTATCTGCTTCACCTCCTTTCGCTGCATGTATTGTTGACATTATTATACGAGGATTTTTATTTATCTGCTCTCCATTCGCCCTCATATTACGAATGTAGTTTTCAGTGATTGGATCTAAACCTTCAAAAGATTTAAACCAAACATCAGATGCTATTAAACCATGTTGATCTTGACACTCTTTTAGTGTATACTTCGCGTCCGAATGAAGAGTTTTACCCTTCCTAAACCCCTCTAAAACATTGGTTCCAAGATATTCATAAACGTTTTTAATTTCTAAATGATTAAGCATTCCACCTTTACGCCAGGCTTCCCAGTTATTAATTGCTAGTAATAATTTTAAAGGGATAGAATTAATTCCTCGATGTTGATAATACCATCCTTGAAGCTCACATAAATCTTTAGCATCATCTAAAAAATGATGTGCAGAGGATAGAACTAACCAATTACCCTCAGCCATATTAACTTGAGTAATGTCTGAGTATCTTTTTAATATACCTTCTTCAGCTCTCGGCTTATAGTTTTTAGGAAATCTGTTCTGTACTTTGTTAATAATCTTTTGTGAAAGTTCATGAATGGGTCCTCCAGGTATTCGATAAGACTGATCTAAAGTCTGGATGTCATCCACTTCTTCTTTCAATGCTATAAAATGATCTACATCAGCACCAGCCCATTTAAATATAGCTTGATCATCATCACCAGCTATGTAAGTTTTTTCTGCTCTACTCCATATTTTTCTTACCATATCCCATTGGAGGAGGGACAAATCTTGAGCCTCGTCTATAAATAAAACTTCAAATTTGTTTAAAGTTTCCTTTAATAAAAAATCTTCTATTAAATCATTGAAGTCTTTTAGTCCTTTTTCTTTTTTAAATCTCTTAAGTTCTTCAGCTAATAAAAATAAAGTATTTCTTTCTATGTCTAAAATGTTTTGTCTAGAGTCGTAATACTCTAGAAGATCCATTCTTTTTACTGCTGCTGTATTAATAATAGTTAAGTATTCATTATCAGAATTAAATGTTCCATCTTCTGTTGAAAATTTTGCTGTCTTAATAGGTATCCCACATTTTTTTCCAAACTCTTTATAGTCATCCGGCCCCATCATTTTTTCTTTAGTCATTCCTAATTGATTAAACGCATATGAATGTAGTGTTCTAAAAAATGCTAAATCATTTTCTATATCTAAACCAAATTTATCTGCAGCTCTAGTTGCTGCCTCTGTTGCAGCCTTTTTAGTAAAAGAAAAATAACCAATTTGTTTAGGTCTAATCCCTGTTTTTATAAATTCGTCCACTAAGTTTAACAACGTTGTTGTTTTTCCTGTTCCTGGTGGACCTAATATGATTGTCTTCATATTTTTTTAATTTCCTTTCCGCTATTTCTAACTGAATTTGTGTTACTTCTAGTTCATCTTGTAAGTCTTTTATAATTTGTCTAAATCTTAGATGCCAATTAACCCCAATGTCTTTAGAATATTTCATTAGCAGACTCTTTAATAATTCTTTGAATAACATATTCTTTTCTTTTAGCTTTAACTTCAGGTCTTTGATTATATGCTTTGTCCCATGCTTTACCTTTAGAACTTTGTCTCCATTTTTTTCTAGCTCTTTTTCTACTTTCTGCATATGGATGTGTCATTAAAAATCTTCTTGTTGATAAGGTTCTTGAGAAATTGATGCTTCTATTTTTTTCATAGTTTTAATTTTAATAACTCTTGGTTGTTGATCTTTAATTCTCATTCGATCTTCTTTTACAAATGTATCTTCTAATCTTTTAATTAAGTTTCCTGTTTTAGTTTTATCCATTTCCCAATTATTCTTTTTGCAAAACGCATAGAAATCTTCCATTCTAAAATATGTAAATTCTCTTTTTTCATCAGTGTAAGGAAGTTTGTTAAATATATCATCTAAAGTTCTAGCTGATTGCCTATTAGTAGTCCAATCTTGAAGTAAACCCATGATTTGATTCATTGGGTCCAAAGATTGTAATGGTTCTATTTGTTGTAAGTTTGCCATCATTGGTTTTAAAAATAATTCTTTCCAATCTTTTGGTTTAGGAACTGGAACCACTAAGTTAGCTTGATCCAAACATGCTAACGCAAACAAAGGAGAACTATAAAGTTGTTCTGTTTTTAATTCGATCCGCGATTCACCCACATCTAAAAACCATTGTGGTGGATTAGAAGTATACTTAGTTAAATTTCCTAGTACTGGCATTTGTTCTTCACCAAAACCTACACCAAAAGGTTTAGTTCTACAAAAAGATGCTTGACAGACTGCATTAATTGGTGCGTCTTTACATCTATACTTGTCATAACCTTTTCGACTTACTGATTTAATTAATTGTTGAACCTCATTATTACTTAATGATGGTTCCATATATTGTTGATTTGCTTTTACTAATTCATCTTCCCACGAATCTGGTTTTGCTTGTTTGTAATAAACTGCAATATTAAATAATGCATTGTTTCTTGAGCCCTCCCCAAAACCAACTATGGCTAATTTGTTTAAACAGGGAGGACCCCCAGGAAAAGCTTCTTCTATTTTTTTCTCTTCGACTTTAATTTTCTCGACCTCTTCCATTCCACACGCCAGAACATCATAGAGCTTATAAAATTCCTCAAGTGTACAACCGGCGCCATTATCGTTGATAGCATAACGTAGTCCTTTCATTTCATTGAAGTAGGGTAAATTTAAAAAGTTTCCAGTGTCCCCACGTTCCACTAGAATTTCTGTTTGTTTTGGAAAAATTTCTGAACCTTCATAGCCCAGAGTTTTAGACATTTGTTTTAATTTAGATTGCATCAAAGATGCAGGAATATTTTCTTTAGTAAATAAAAATACGTGTGCGCCGCCTGATTTA